GAAGGAACTATTTATCGAGCCTGCAATTTTGAGGAAAAGGGCAAAAGCGGTGGATCTCTACACGGCAACCGAAAAAGGTCGGATGGTGGCAGAGATCAACTGAACCCTGACTATTCACATATAAAAACAATGTTTATGCACACCTATAAACGTGGGATTTCCACGTCCGAAAAACAGACGCTTGAACTCAAAAAACGTCATGGCGTTGTTCAGTTGAAGTTATTACCGGCTTTTTGAAATGACAAAAAAGAATAAGTTCACCTACCTATCGTTAGGGTGCGGTGTTCAGAGTGGTACCTTAGCAGAAATGATAGCTGAAGGTGTATTACCGCCTATTGATGTAGCTATATTCGCTGATACTGGTGATGAACCGCAGTATGTATATGACTATCGTGACTACCTCAAAGACCGTTTAGCTACAAAGAACGTACCTTTAGTTACCGTACAAAAGGGCGATCTAATTGGAGATATGTACGCCGGTAAACGTTTTGCCTCAATTCCTCTGTATACGCGCCTAAATACCCATACAGGCATTATGCGCCGCCAGTGTACCAGAGAGTATAAGGTCGAACCAATAGAAAAACACATGAAACAACTGCTAGTGGAAAAAGGCTGGGCACGTCTATCTAAAAATAAATCAGTTTTAATAAACAAGACCACTGTTATTGAAGCCTGGTTAGGCTTGAGTTTGGATGAGGTATCGCGCATGAAACCTAACCGCAACAGTAAAATAACCAGTAAATGGCCACTGATCGACCAACGTATGTCCCGACACGACTGTATTCAATGGCTTACTAAACGCAATTTACAAGTACCCCTAAAAAGTAGTTGTGTTATCTGTCCATACCACAACAACAATTATTGGCGGTTTTTACGTGATGAACGCCCCAACGAATTTGCACACGCAATCCAGGTGGATAACGACCTGCGCAACAACACGCTCAACATTGCTAAAGCTGCTAAATCCGATCTGTTCTTACATAAGCAAGCTATACCGCTTGCCGATGTAGACCTACGTACACCTGAAGAACAAGGGCAATCATCCTTTTTAGATATGTGTGACGAGGGCTATTGTGGTGTCTAAACTTGACAAAATCGTTTTAACTGGCGATAAAACTCCTGGTATAAATTATTTAGAATCTCTCCCACCCCAGGAGCAGCTAGAACAACTGTTAGCGGCATCCGCTAGAGGCGATAACGTAGAGAGCGTTTGCCACTACGCCCAGCTAGTATTTGACGTTATTCCGTCCGGTGTCCATAAAAAATGGATCACAGAGGTATTAGATAATAGACGGGTAGTTATCGTAGCACCCCCCGAAAGTGCTAAGACGACTATCATTTCCGTTATATTACTAAGCTGGTGGATCGGGAAAAAGCCCTGGACCACCAATCTTATCTGTAGTGCCGGAGAGAACCTCTCCAACAATATAGCTAGAAGGGTCGCAGACGTTATAGAGTTCAACGAAAAGTTCAAATTGGTATTTCCTACCGTAACTCCGGCTAAAGAGCTAGGCTGGAGCCGTGACGGCTATGAGGTAAAAGACAGTTCAATAGATAATTGGTCACTTCTTACCGCTACCAAGAAGGATCCGACCCTCGCATCCGGTGGTGTCGGCAGTAGTAGTGTGAATGGTCGCCGTGTGACTGGTATTGCTATTGGCGATGATCTGCATGATAGGGAGAGTAAAAGCTCTGAAACAGTCTGTGCGCAGACCGTGGACTTTGTAAAAGACACTTTCTTACCCCGTTGTATGGAAGATGCTCATGCGGTAATTGTGCAGACCCGTTGGAGTAGTAAGGATATTGTTGGTTATTTAGATTCAGTCGAGTATGAAGGCGAGAAGATGTACCAAGTCTTTGTCCATCCGGCGATTGAGAACGATGAAAGCTATTGGCCGGAACAATGGCCTTTGGAACGTTTGGAACGCAGACGGGCTGAGGTAGGTGAGGTAGACTTCCAGCTAGTGTATTTAGCTAATGCTGACGCTACTAAAGGTAATGTACTCAAAGCTGAGTATCTGACTGATTTCCCCCAGATATGGATCAAACTAGAGTTCAACCGCTTCTATGGGGTGGATTTCGCTATTACCCAGCAGTCAATGGTTGGTACCCGTTATAGAAAAGGGGATAACTTTGCTATTGCTAAGATAGTAGATACCCGTCCTGTGCTGGTAGTTGAGGATGGCTTTGTAGGTCGGGTCAATCAATCTGAGGCTGAGAACGTCCTGTTTAGTATGGCCTCTTACGATAATCCCCAGCGCATATATTTAGAAACTAATGCCGGGGGTGAGGTGTTCTATCAAGCACTGATGCGCCGTATGAGAGAGAATGGATTGCGCTTACCACTCATTGGTAGGAAGGCGATCAAGGGCAAAGCCGAGCGTATCAATCAGATGTTACCTGACTTTCAGTTCGGTAGAGTGAAGGTAAGTGACGCTCAAACCACGTTTTTGAAGACATTTCGGGACGAATGGCTCCGTTTTGGGGATAAAGCAGCGCACGATGATACTCTGGATGCTGTATACTGGGCTTGGAGAGCATCTGATCACTTACTTGCTCAAAAGAGCAATAGTGCATATGATGCTCAAAAACCGACTGGTCAAACAGTTGGTAGACAAATCGAAATAGCATACGGACTATAGGAGATATTATGGCAATGATGCCTATGGGTGGACCCCCAATGCCTATGCCACCTAACGGTGGTGGTATGCCTGGTGGACCAATGCCTGGTGGGCCAATGCCTCCTGGGCCACAAGGTGGCCCTCCTCCAGAGTGGTTGATGCAACAAATGTTGGCTGAACAAGGTCCTGCACCACCAGCAGGTGGAGATATGGTAGGCGCATTACAGGGACTATTAGACAGCTGGACTGAGCGTGACCCCAGTACAATAGCCGGACAATATTATCAGGATCTAGCTAGTGTTGTAGCCGCATTCACAGGAGGATAAATGGCACTATTTGACGAATACTTTGATGGTATGGGTTTGGACGAGTACCAAGCTGCCATGGCCTACAAGCAGAAAAAGTATGGTGGAGGAAATGGTGGTGGCAATCTTGGAGGACAACCTCACGAAAATTACGGACAACCACCTGCAGCATTCGTTCCACCAGCCGTAGACCAGAAGTTTTTTAACCCACCACAACAACAATTTGTTGCGCCACCTTCTAACGAAAGAAGTCACGAGCAGTATCTGATGGATTTGCAAAATGAGCAGGAAGCAGCATATTTAAGAGATAATCCACCTCCAGTAACTGTTGCTTCTTTGGGAGGTAGCCCTTTAGCAGACCCAGGCTTTCAAGTAACTGGCACTGATCCAGCTACCGCTGGTATGGCTGGTCCTGCATACGTTGCACCAGTCAAGGCAGCACAACCACAAGGACCATCAGGTATTCCTGGATTACCAGGACAACCAGGGTACTCGAACATATACCCAGGACCTCTGGAGGAGGTGCCTATAGCTATGCAAATGGACCCTGTAACGACTGCGCAACGAGCTACAATAGAAAATCCATACTATACAGCTCGTGCATATGAAATAATGATGAATATGGATGAAAATAGGCATTTGGGTATATACGATGTAGGCGACAAGTATTGGCCAAATTATTGGGACGAGCTGGTAAGCGGACCTATACGGGCAGCTGCGGTGTATACAGGCACAGGCACACTTCCACCAGCTAGTCAATTCAAGAACATAAGTAACGAATATAATCCCCTTATTAACTACAATTGGCAACAGGCCTTTCCAGGTTATTCTTACGAAGATTTTTCCTCGCCACGCTTTGAACCAGCTCTACGTTATCACCCAGCACAAATACAAATGGGAGGAATAACCTATCCACTCGCACGTGATGACCAAGCATTTATATTGGAACAACTAGGTCAAACACTCCCTGAAGACCCAGTCGCAGCAGAAGCGTGGCAAAATTATCTGCAAACTCTTTATGGACCCACTGGCACAGGGGACGAACGATATGGTGTTCAAATAGGAAGATATCCTGAACGCGTTATGGGACATGAGTATGGTCACGCAATAGACCCAACCGTAGACACGCCATACGGGGACGCGCTTAGCCGAATAAGAACGAAGGCTTTTGCCGACCACTTTGCAGCTGTAGAAGAACACGCGAATAGAAAACGAGCAATAGCAGCTGGTTTTTCACCTAGCCCCCCCACAATAATGTCACCCGGAATTGAGGCTGATACTCCATTCAATACGTTAATGGCGAATTTTCCTGGCTACGGTACAGGGAACCAGGGTTGGGGTGGTGATCAAGAATTTTTTGCTGAATCAATGCCACTAGCTGGAAGACTTGGGTTAGATGCCATACCGCCTAATTTACAAAGATTTTATTCACCCTTCATTACTAATGAATATGACCCGGTTGTTAGAAATATACCATATCTATACCCAACATCAGAGCCGCAACCAGTTATGGGTTGGGTCGACCCACAGAGGCAATTTGCCGGAGCATGGGGATGGCACGATCAGTATGCAGACGGTATTATTCCGGAATATACGGGGAACCCAGATTTAGCACGGGCTCAACATTTACAACAGCTTGAAGCAAACCAACAAAAAGCTACTACCCCTTACTCTCCCTCGAAGGATTAGTATGCCAGCTAGAAAAGAAAAGCCAGAAGACGCAAAATGGGTATTAGATCAACATGCTTTTGCCCGTGACCTATATCACGAAGCTATTGACTTCTCAGAAGAAGTAGAGGAGTTATTTACGGCTAAATGGAACGTACCTCGTGATGCCTCAGATATGTCTACCGCCGGTGGACGAGCCACCCAGCTACGTCCAGCCCGTGCTAGAGCAATATTGGAGAAATTCCTTACCTTATTGAATGTAAGGGCAACCACTAAAGTAACAGTAATTCCCCGTAGTACCGGCGAACAAGAAATGAAAGCCTGCTCTAAACTAGAGAATTGGCTACTTGGTTATCAACGCCAGTACATGATGGAAACCAAAAAGAACCCGTGGAGGGATTTTGTATATTGGTACCTGCTACGTGGTAGGGGTGTGATCGAGACTAGATTCGATGTGAACATGATTGACAGCGAATACTGTCCGATCAGAACTATTGTGACCGATCCTAATATGGTCTATACCGTTAGAGGGGAAAGTGGTATTGGTTGGTACACCAAAGAATATAAGCGTTACGTTTGGGATATAAGGTCAGAATTAGACGGGTTGAAAGGTAGTAAGAAACGTAAGATGCCGGAACTACCTGACGATGAGAATGAGAAGGTACCCGTAGTTGAATATTGGGATAAAGAGTGGCACGCCCTATTAGTAGATGAGCAATTGGTGTGGGTGAACAAACATGACTATGGCTTTGTGCCTATCTCAGAAGCACACTGTATGGACACACCTTTAGCGGATATGCGCTGGGCTTACAATTCTGTGCTTGGTCCTATTATGGACAGCCTTAAGCAACAATACGCTGCCGCTAGTAAATTAGCCACTGGTGTAGATTTGTTCTATTGGCCCAAAGTTTTGGTGCAATCGGCTACAGGTCAAGCAGTTATATTAGACTCTGGAATGCCAGGGGTGGAAAGTCATATACCACCCGATGCCAAAGTTACAGTCATATCGCCTACGCCTAATGCTCAAGTTTTAGGACAATTGATGGGTTGGCTCAAAGCGGATGAGCAATTAGGGGGTATCCCTGAGATCGCATGGGGTGCCGAACCTAGTAGTTTACAATCAGGCTTTGCTGTATCCCAAGTATTATCACAGGTTTTAGATAAGATACATGATAAGAAGACCAACCTTGAATTAGCTTTAGGCTGGGATTTTTCCCACAAATTACAACTTATCGAGAAATTCGGTTTGATGGATGGCGTAAACTTACAGGTACCGGCAGGAGATGCGGCCAGTGTTTACGGCTCTAGTTCTCGTAAGTCTATGCTTATTGATATAAAGCCTGACGATGTGGATGGACGTAACCACGTATCAGTAAGTATAACCCCAGAGTTACCGCAAGACCGGATGGTCAAGTCGCAACTAGCACAAGCCTATCGTACTCCAGGTGTAGATGGCAAACCATTGGTAGATGACCAGAGTATCTTAGAGATGCTGGAGTTTGAACATCCCGACCTGATACGGCAAAGAATAAGGGAACAACTATTACCGGCACAATCACAGGAAATCAACAAGACCTCTATCGCCGCATCTGAGCAGGAATGGATGCAAGAGAACAAAGAGGTGGTAAAATTAGCAGAGAAGCGACAAAACCCTGATAAGCTACCTAATATGTCGCAAGATCAGATCGTACAATTGGTAGATATAATGATAAAACAGAAGCTGGCAGAACTGATGGGTCAGGGTGGACAACTGCCACAAATGATGCAACAGGCAGAGAACCAGCCACCGCCAGAACTAATACCACAGAATGGCGCGGCACCAGGCGTACCGCCAGAAGCCATGCCTACTCAAATGAGTATGGCTCCTGACGATGTAGTACCTGACTTACCTGACTTACAACGCCGACAGAATAGACGGGCTGCTTACGGCAGACCACCAAGCTAGGAGTAACATTATGGGCAATGGATTTTATGACCAAGAACCACACATTATAGATACGTTTAGAGGCGTGTTTGGCTCAGACGCAAAGGAAAAGTGGGAAGAAGAACACGCAAAAGAACTTTTGGACAGTATGGGTATAGATGAAGATGACCAACCACCAGGACTACCTGCGTACAACACTCGAGTGTGGGCTGACCCTGCAGCAGGACTAGGTTGGATCACACCTGCTGAACCTGGTTTCGTATTTCCACAAGCAATAGGCAGTATATCACCTGATAGTGCTTTTACTTGGCATGGGTTAGCGGACCCTGAAAGACGAGCGCAGCTGGGGTGGCCCGAAGCGGCAACACCGGTTGATGCCAATTATGTAACACGCAATGTGCCTAATCCAATGCAACAGTATCATGCTCCAACGCAAACTTATATTGCCGGACCAGGAGCTGCTACCGGACAAACATCATTTGTACCACCATCATCTGTACCACCATCAGGATGGACAGAAAACTACGGAGATCCAGGTGTAGACCTATACTTAGGTCAATGGTCAGGCGACCCAAACCAGGTGATAGGTCAAGAGTGGACTGGCAGTCCACTAGGTCATGTCAATGTAAGTTCAGGAGCAGACCCAAGAACCTCACCTAATTACAACCCACCATCCGGACCAACCGGACCAACCGGACCAACCGGACCAGTCGATCCTAGTGCTGATCCGCGTTTATGGACATCACCTATGCCAGGATATATTCAATTCACTCCAGGCGGTGCCATTTATGAATGGAACCCATCGGTAGACCCAGCGGTTTTACAAGCACAACAACATACGCTGACACCTATGGGTGGCATGGAATGGGCACGCCGATTTGGTACAGACCCTTATGTACCAGGTATAAGAAATATGGTAATGGGCGGTATAGTGCCAGATGCAGGTACTAATGTATATTCAAACATAGCAGAGTGGCAACGGCAATCTCCAGGACAGTGGCGTGGAGGACAATATTACCCAAGTCCTTCGGAAATAGAAATGCAGAACCTGATCCGAAACGAAAATGCCATGAACGCTTTGTATGAACGCCAAATGGAACTAGCACGTAACCAGGGTTACAGCTTTTCTGGTGCCCCGGCTACCGGTGGATATGGCGGTTACGGTTATAGTGGACCTGCATATACCCCATTTGGTGGATGGAACGCCCCTCAAGGTGGCGGTACATTTGCATCAGGCATACCTGCGGCACCTGTAGGTTATCCAGACATACCTGCTGTACCGGCTGGCGAGCCTAGCTTTAGCGGCGACCCGATCTTAGATGATGCTAGTTTAGATATAAACACATTAGGATTAGAAGCTCTCTCCATACCAGCTAGAACCCGACTAACCCAATGGTTACGAGATGACATGGGCTTTGATGCACAGGGCGTACTATCGTCAGCCGGTGAAACTAGCTGGCAACGTCCTGAAGGAGAATCAGGTAACATAGCATTTTCAGCCGCAGATTACGCAAAAATAACTGATCCGACATTACGTGCATGGATACAGTGGTTGATGGGTAAGATGGGTTACTCTACCCCAACTAAATATCCACTCGCAGCAGCCTAAATTAGTTTATGGGATGGTTTGACTTTCTCACTGGTGATGATGAGGAGGAACCGACTTTACCGCCTGTAAGGCCGCCAACTCCTCCTATCAGACCACCAGGCCCTCGTTACGCTGTAAGAGATCCGTGGACACAAAAGTTTGCCGATACTGGTCGGGGTGTTAGTGACGTACCTGGTCCAGTAATCCGTAGAGATCCTCGCGAAGACATCAAAGCTGTAAGGCCAGTGCAGTTTGGCGATAGAGTTATTATGCAACAGGGTGCTTTACCTGCTTACACCCGTGAGCAAGCTCCGTGGTTAGGCGTGAGCGAGGAAGCCCTCGACAAGTATCGGGAAACTATCCCACAAGCACCGGAGATGATCCCGTATCCGGTACAACCAATTACGTATGACCTACAAAATATTCAACGCGACCCTAGGGGCGATGGTTATATTGCGGAAGATACTTACACCAGAGCTGGACAAATAGCCGCTGGTGAGGACTTCAACATTTGGCGTAACATAGGCGATGCTATTCAAAGACAAGCTGCCATCAGTGACCACATACAAGAACACGGTACAGACGCTGAAAAACTGGATGATTTAGGTTTTTGGAACTTACGCCGTGCCGGTATAAAGCAGTTAGAGTCTTTCCGTAGTTTAGGCTTGGGTGCTGATAATTGGCTATACGATAATGTGATCGGTAGTGATGCGCCTAATCGTTTAGAAAATGCCATGGACCGCGCCAAATATGAACAAGAACAAGAAAAAGAAAAATACGACAAATCGACAGGTGTATTAACTAAAGCAGGTGATTGGTTACAAACACAACAAAAGTTCTTGTTTGGAGTAGGTGATGCTACTGAAGACGACCCTAAACATGGGGCCGCAATGGAAGCATTGCAGACGGCAGGCTTCATACCTTTTATTGAAGAAACGATGGAACGTCCAATAGGTCAAATAAAACACGTATTAGACAAATTGGTTCCAGGCGATAAAGCAGCACTAGAAGCGGCTATATTAGCTAATAATTTATCTGAAGAAGATGCGGAAAAAGCTCGCGCCCAATACAATAATTGGTCTAATTGGAATGAAGAATTATTGGGAGAAAGACCAGGTAGAACAGATAGTTTATTTGGATGGAATTGGCCAACTAAAAAGGGTGCTAACAATGAACTGGCTGAGTGGTGGGTACAAGGCAGATTGGGTGGTATAGAAGAATTTAGAGAACTACCTATTGGGTGGCAATTGGGACTAACTGTACTTCCAGCCCTGATGGGCGGTGGACCGGCATCCGCTGCTAGATTAGCTACTAGAGCTGGTACATTGGGTAAAATCACTAACCAAGTTATGAAAGCCAGTAGAGGTTTTGGCAAGGCGTATTCTACTGTCTTTTTAGATCCAGCCTATTGGGGTAGTTATTTATACCTAGCACGTAAAAATGCGAATATTGTCAATCGTTTAGGCAAACATTTATTTGAGCCACTAAAAGATACAAAAGGTCGACTATTAAACAACTCAGTAGTAGCTAAAAAACTCAAGCAAGGTGCAGAGGAATACCTAACTGAAAGCAATTGGCTTGGTAATATTCGTAAATATGTTGCTGATCTACCAATAGCAAAAGCCGATGACATTCCATTAGTTAGAGCAACACGCGCTAAAGCTGGTCGTTTGATTAACATCGTTCGACTTACTGATGAAGCCAGAGCAGGCGAAATAGCTGGTCAGGCTAGTTCTACCCTTATGAATTGGTTACAGCAAGCCGGTAGAAGTGGTAACGAACAGATGCAGTTTATTGAGCATTTAGTAAAATACGATGATGCTGATGATGTGGTCCGAGCAGCATCACGCAAAGCATTAGAGGATATGGGGTTCCGTAGTTCCGAAGTACCTGAAACAGTAAAAAAAGTATGGAACTTAGCCGGCAAAGAAATCAATCAACTTGATAGTGTTGCTGGAC